ACAAAGTTCCCACAGTGATAATCCTCGTCTTTTCCGTTCACATACCAATTTCGCATGATAATATGAACATCAAGGTCTTTCCCTTTCTCCGGTTTAAATCCCCCTATGCTATTTACTACATTCATATCAAATTCCAAAGTTATGGAATCCAATGCATCACAGGAATTGTCCGTATACTGTAAAGAGGATAGATATTTTGTTAGATTGAAAAAATTGTTTTCATACAGCACCATTGTCTCAGCATATCTTGCTTTCGCCGTATAATTCTCGCTTCCATCCACTACCAATCCCTCCAATCTTCTCTATGGCTTGTTCTTTCTAGTTCCGTATTTACTGGTGGGATATTTAGCACAGTGTCAGCAGAGAACACCATTGTTCCAATCACACTAGGATTTGCATCCATAAGCAGAGGGAAAAGCTTCTCTGCTCCATATACCTTTAAGGCTATTGAATCCCAGGTATCTCCCAGAATCGTCTTATATGTGCTTTTTATCACTTTTCCCTCCTGTCTTAGAACGATACTCTCCGTGCTTCTCTGGCGTATCTATCCATCATTGCTTTAAAATCTAAGTAGCTGTCAGACAATGCAGATTTTAATTCCGAAGCATTACCGCCTGTGATATTGATTGTAGGACTATAATTGATGTTCTGTTGTCCACCTACAGAAGGATTGATACCTGATAGCTCTGCGTTTGCCTGCTGCAACAGTCCTGCTGCTCTTGCAGAATTATTCATCGGAATAACATATTCCGCATCCCCACCTTCACCAATCAAGGCATTCGTAGGACCGTTTACTCTTCCACCGACAGCATATCGCCTTATTAAACTAGGCTTATCAAGTCCTTTGGCTTTTGCAGTTGCCTTTATCTTTTCCTCAAGGCTTGCATACGGTGCAACCGGCATATTTACCTGTACATTCCTTCCACTAAGGAAGTTCCTTACAGAAGTCAAAATACCGTCCAGTCCACTCATACTTCCACTTTGCAGTTGAATGTTCGTGCTGATTGGAACAGGCTTAGACAGTTCGCTTTTCAACGTGTAGTGCCGTTTCTCAGCAAACCATTTTGCAGCTTCGCTAAATTCCTTATCTGTCATGAAAAGCTTTTGTAAGTATTCATCTTTTGATTTCTTATCGGGCGTTATACTTTCGATTTTGTTTAATTTGTCGATTGTCTCTTGAACATCATCGGGAATATGGTCCATTCCGGCAACCTCTTCACGGAATTGTTTAATGGCATCTGAATTCTCTTTTAGGAAATCAGCCAAACCCCTTTGTGCATTTGGGTCTTTCAATTGCGTAAGACGTTCAATACCTTTATGCTCTAACAGAGATGTTACAGACGGAATATTTACAATACGTTCTTCACGCTCTTCAAAATCTTTCCCGTAGAGGGATAAAATCTTATTTGTCAGAACTTCCATCGGCTTCGCTTTTGCTCTTAAGATGGTATCTTTTCGTTGCTTTTCAACGTCAGATGCAGTCCTGTCATACATTTCTTGACTATAGTATCCTTCGTCACCTTCGGAAAGCCCTAGCTCCTTGGATTTTTTCAAAGCTGATTCTGCATTCATCAAAACATTCTTAGCTAGTTCGTTCGCATTGTCGGTCATTTCACCGCCATATTCGCTTGCTTGGTTTACAACATTCGTAAAGGACTCACTTGTTAATGGTGCATTTTCTGCATCATTATTTAGTAAATCCCACTTAACCTTGTTTTCGGTTTGCATTACCTGTTCTTTAAGGTCAAGTATCTGCTGTGTAAGAGTATTGATTGTTTCCTGCTCAATCGGCGTGATGATACCGTCTTCCATGGCTTTCTTGTACTCATCGCCTAACTGCTTACCGATTCGTTCAACATCGCCACGAATACTTGTATACATTCCGTCAAACTGCTTTATTAGGCTTTCCCCTGTTTCACTGTCTTCTCCAAACAGTCCACGAATAGAGAAATGCATAGCAATCTGCTGTTCAGATACAAGGTTAGATACCCCAGAAGCCAAGCTTTCAAGCTCTGTTCCAAGCTTTTCTGCATCTTCTGGATTGAAATCAGAAGATACACTAAGCCTAAGCTGCAACTTTTCTATACTTTCGGCAGTCTTGTCAATATCCTTGCTGTACTGTCCGACTGCGGATAGTTGCTTGCTTGCCTGGGAAAGTCTTTCAAAGGTCTTCTTTCCGACAATCTCCAAAGCAACATCGTTCAGTTCTTTTAGCGACAGCTTCATATCACCAAAACGCTTACTTAGGTCTTTCTTTCCTTCTTTGGCGTTATATTTATCAACGGCTACGGCTACTCCGATAATTCCTGCTGCAAGAAGGCTTATGCCATTCATTATCGCTACCGCAGGATTTGCACCCAAAGTGGTAACAAGGCCGACAATAGACTCAATCCCCTTCGGTACTACATTAGAAGCCTTCATAAATACTGCCATGGAAGAAAAACCTGCTACTGCGCCTGTCAGCCATTCCGGATTGCTTACAAAGAACTCACCAATCTTAATGACAGGCTTTACGAACTCGCCAAAACCTTCTGCGCTACGCTTAAGCTTTGGATATAATTCTTCAAGGTTTCCGATAAAACCGTCAGAAGCATAAACCATGTTAGTAAATGCCTTTGCGCCGTCTCTTAACGGTATGTTTATTGCATCGTTTACCTTAATTCCAAGGTCTTGCATTGCGGACTGGAGAATCTTCGTATCTCCCCAAAGGTTATCCATCTTTGTAGCAGCCATCTGCTGTAAAGAGCCATTGGCATTTCTTAGGGATTCATTCAAGCTATCCCATTCTTTTTTTCCATCTTTTGTTGCATCAAGTCCATTTAATAGATGTGTAAATGCATCGATATGATGTTTGCCACCAATTCTTGCTTTGTAGAAGTTCTGCTCTTCTTCGGTCAAGCCTGCAAGCTTGTCTCTAACATCTGTAAGAGTCTGCTTTAATCCTTTGAACTTGCCGTCTTTGAATGCCGACACACCTAATTTTTTCATGGCTTTTCCGGCTTGACCTGCTCCTGTAGTAAGGTTAATCATGATAGCGTTGAGTGCTGTTCCGGCTTCTGAACCTTTTATACCTCTGTTTGCAAGTACACCAAGTGCCGTTGCGCTGTCCTCAATATCTACATTGAGTCCTTTGAACACACCGCCGGTCTGAATCCATGCTTCCATGAGCTGTTCTGCCGTCTGATTGGATTTGTTATTGGCTGTTGTCGCAACATCCAGGAATCTTTGTAAATTCTCTCCATTCTCGCCAATTACTTCTCCAGTGGCACTCATAGAGTCTGTTACAAGGTCAGAAGTTCGTGCAAGGTCTAAGTTCGTAGCCTCTGATAGCTTTAGCACGCTCGGAAGAGCCTTTACAGAATCCTCTACGCTCCATCCGGCTAATGCCATGTATTCCAAGGCATTGGCAGATTCTGTAGCTGTCTTTGTGGTTTCTCTTCCGTACTTCATGGCTGCTTCTCTGGCAATGTTGAATTCCTCTTCGCTCGCCTTTGCAGTTCCCTTCCAAGAACTCATAGCCTTGTCAAAATCCATTCCTACATCAACAGCTTTCTTTCCTGCCATTAATGCAGCCGCAGAGACTGTTCCCATTGCTACAACTCCGGCTTTACCTATCTTTTTCATTGCGTTATATGGAGCATTAAGGATTTTATCATTCTTCGCAAGCTGTTCTATCGGGCCAAGAGTGCCAGGAGCTGCTGCTTGCTTTGCAATATCTCTGATTTGCTTCTTAGTGAGAGCTGCACTTTTACTTAGACTGCCATCCATGATTCCCATGATTCGTACAGCTAGCTTATACTCTTTACTTGCCATCCCTATACTCCTTTATTCCGTCAATAATGGGCTTTAATTCATCGAAGAGACTTACTAAAGGAATGGAATAAAAAAAGCTTATCGGCGTGTGGGTAATCATTGCTACCTTTGCCGTAAGCTTTTTAAGTCCTATTTCCTCTATGCCCTCATGTAAAAAAAAGTAAATACCGAAGTCCTAAGTCTTAGTGCATCCCTTGCCTTGAGTTTCATGAGCCACTCATAAGGCATTCCGTTAGCCTTTGCCACAACCAATGCGCTATACATGGTGTCTACAGGCGTGTTTGCCGTCATGGTGATACCTGTGAGTCGTTTGTATTCCCTGTCAACCTCGGTTAAGCCTTGCAGGTCTAAATCCCACAGGCCTTTCAAGGTAATTTCCTTGTACACCGTTCCTTCAAAGGTGATAGGAAGCTCCAACTCAAACTTGAAATCATCCATATTAAAATCTAAGGCAGAGTTTTCCTCTGCCTTAGTCATTTTCTTTGTACTAGCCATTAGCACAATCTCCTTACCTTATCCATGATGTCCTCATCGTTCACTACGAAAATCTCATTAAGCTTGTCATGCTCAATAAGCTTCTCACCATCTACCTCAACAAGCATATAGATAACTTCAAGCTTCATGCTTGCATTGAAAGCTTCTCCGACTTTCGCACTTCCGGGATTAATTTCGAGGGTCTTTCCACGGACAACAACACGCACCTGGGAATAATCAGTGACTCCCGTAGACGGGTCTGTCACCTGAATAGCACCTCTCAAAGTAACGCCGGTTACCTTGGAATGGTCTACGAACTTCGTAATGTCGTGATAGAGCGTTCTGAACGGAATCTCCTGCTGCATGGATTGTGTATGTCCAATTACCGGTGCAGCATACTCACCGCCGATTCCTGCACCACTGATTGTAGCGGTGAGCATACTTAACGGTGCAAGAGTAACACTATCGGAAATTCCGATAAGCTTACCTCCGTCATGGTCATATACGTTAAAGCCGTTTAAAACCTCTGGAATACTTTTGATACCGATTTTTCCTGCCATTAGTTGTTACCTCCTACCGCACTAGAAATCAAAGTTGGGTCAAACTCAATATGGTCCACAATCCATTCTGCCGGAGTGAAGAACGCAATCTTTGTACTGAATACGATTTTTCCGTCAAGAATTGCTTCCTTCGGATTCTCCGCTTCATCAAAGCTAAGTCTTCCTCCTGCAATAATGCCTGCTGCCTTTAAAGAGTTAAGGAAAATGTTCTCGGAATCCACTACAGCCTCGGACAAACGATAGTTGGCCGGCTCATCCACTTTGTTCTTATAGGTCTGAATAAAACGGTTTCTGTACCAACTCATCATTCGTCTGCAGGCAATCCATCTGTCCTTCGGGTCTGTGGACTTCGGATATGCTGTAGTATTATTCCCGTAAAGCTTAAAGCCGTTGTCGTTGATAGCCGTTACAACACCAAGTCCGTTTACAAGCTCTGCTTGCGGAACATCAAGGAATACTTCCGTTCCATCAGAAAGACAGGTGGCAGAGACAGGAATACTCTCACTGGACGGAGATTTGTACGGAATATCCCCATGGTCCATATCACACTTTGCCATTGCGCAAGCTGCAAGAGTGGACAAATGGAACACCTTTCCACCAACCTTCACACAAGGGAAGAAAGCCATAGCATGAGGATTCGTTACCCCAAGATACTTCTTTGCCGTCTCAACATCTGCATAGGAATTAAGCTTTACCCCCTGTGCTTTATACAGAAGGTCAAGGACACATTCGCAAGTGTACAATCCGTTTAAATCCTCTGTCTT